AATCCCCATTGGCCATCATCAGGTGAGTTATTTGGAGCGATACAAAGCGTCAACTTCATAAAGCAAGTCTGCAACTTTCAGATAAGTATCGTGGGTGTTATCCAGATCAGTGGTCTCAATGTCCTTGCTCACCTGACGGATCAATAATTTGATCTTCATAAATCGATCACGAGGTGAAAGGTCATCCAATCCCATTGCATCTATGTAATCGTGGTAGTCTTCAGATGCTTCGGGATCAGGAAGATCAATATCTAAAGTCGCATCGAGCATCCTCTGCCTGTCATATGCCCCCGAATCAAAACAATCCTCCCAGAATGCAACGAAAGCATCAGAGTTGATCACCTTGTCCTCAGCTATATTGGTAGGCTCATCTATCCTGATCTTCTCAGGCTCGTATATGTATATCGCCCACATTGCGAAGAAGCTTGACACGATCAAGACCGCAAACCCGATGTAACCGAACAACTGTCCCATCTCATGCGTGGCGTGGGCAGGATCGTTCAGCCCAGTAGCGACACCCACGAACAAGACTAGAATTCCAGACAGTGAACTCAGTATCCAAACCGCTATGCTGTGATTGCTCATATTGTCTGTTGCTCCACGTTGATGGCGTAACCAAGTTGCTTAACGCAAGCAATGGTGTCGCTCGTTAATGTCTTAGTGTCAGCGATTCGGGCAAACATCTTCGCCTTATCACACACTGGATAAACCACTTGGTTGCCGTAGTTATTGGCAAGCCGCACTAATATTTCCATATTAAGCTTCCTCTTTAGTTAACTGATTTTGTGCAGTGATGATTACCATGTTCCAAAAAACATACGAAGGGCATTCGCTCCTGAAAAAAGAACCTATGCTTTTATCCATGGGTCTTCCCTCTTTCGGCTTATACCAATCGATGGTCAGCACACCTTTGCCGTTAGATGAAAATACACTTCCCTCTGGTGCGTATATAACAGCGTGTTTTTCAAATCGTTCAATGCAATACCATTCAAGAAAGCATCCGATTGCTTCCAGTGCTTCTCTTGCGTCACTCATCGTAGTCCTACGCATATTAATAACCTCTCCAAAGTTTCTGCTCTAGTCTCTGAGCGGCCAGTGATTTCTCGTGGCTCAACACGAAGTACATTGTCGTACCCCATATAAATATTGCTCCAATAGTCAATGCAACCATGACCGCTCTCCCAGTTGGTTTGTTTCGACCCTGCTGGGTCATCATCAGTAGGACAGCATCAGTCCTAGACAATCATCCTTTGGTCATCGATCCGCTTCACAAAGCGGCTTCTCCGAAAGCCTTGTACCAACAGCTTGATGATTCACCCCGAATCCTTCGGGTCGGTCACATTTAAGATCTCTCTCCAGATCACCCCTCTTAACTTCTTATTACTTGCTGGGCTTGGCAGGAAGTTTCGCCTTCCTCGTAAGCGGTCAACTCACACGCTGACAACGAAACGAATTAAACACTATTCTCGACAGGCTGACAACACCTTTTTTATATTTATTTCATTTAATTTACATTCTTTTATTCCTACTGCATTGGTATTGGATTTGATACCAGTGGTTGCTCAGGTCACTCAAAAAAGCTCCTCCTTTATATACACCTATTTTTTATCTATTTGATTAAACACTTGACAGGCTATTATTCTTTTTAATTATCAATGACTTACTATCATGTTTATTTATGGTAATAATGTAGATCCTAGAACGCCCACCACACGATGATCAGCATGTAGGTAATACATTGACATACCTTCAGAGATCGTTGCTCACAGAGCTATTCTTGAAAAGTCAACAGTAAGGTTGAATTTATTTGAGACCGCGCTATCTTGGGATGTGTAGCCTAATCATGCATATGGGGGAAGTAATGACTGACGAGTCAACAGTAAAGAAAAAGGACAATCCACTCACACCGAAGATGCTCCACTACTGTAGATGTCTGGCCAGCGGTATGACTCAGGCACAGAGTTATAGGGAAGCATATGCTACTGAGGGAATGGCAGATGCATCGATACATACTGAGGCAAGCAGACTAGCGAGTGACCCTAGGATTACCCAGAGGGTGAACCAGATAATAGCGGTGAGGGAGCGGCATATAGCCTCTGCCTCTTCCACAATAAAAGATCGAGCAAAGGTATTGGAGTTCCTGCGGTTGGCAATGGATGCCGACCATGCATCGGGATCTCAACTGAAGTCAGCCGAGTTGCTGGGTAAGGCCGCTGGGCTTTTCACTGACAAGCTCCAAGTTGAGACCAACCAAGCCAGTAGTGATGACATTGCCACTGAGCTAATGGAACGACTCCAACAGATAGCTAATGCCGATGATGACACACTGACAGACCAACAAGATGACATGATCACAGAGACTAAGCACTGACAGGTCAGAGGTAGGCAAACCAGTTCAGGTGTCTGGGATTCTCTCTTCTACTATGTCGGGATCTTTCCGATTGATCAATTTTTGACCAGAACTATTTTTTGCGATTTTCCCTGAGCGATTCCGAGCCGATGGACTGACCCCTACCCCCCCGTGAGCGTGTGCGTGCCTAGCTTCTATATACATAGTGATCCGCTCATAAAAATACCAATTTTTTCCTAATGTCTACTTGTCAAGATTAGGTTGCCACCCCTATAATTGTCAGGAAAACGCATGGGAGTCCCAGCCCCCGCAAAAAAATTTTAAAAAAAAGCTTGCTTTTCCTGTCAAGTACCCCTTAAATGCTAAACTCCTGCGGTAAGTTCTTACCTAGGTAATTACCTGATCAGGTAATTATCTCTAGGAATTGTCTAAGCCCCCTTTGAGGGGGGCTAGTTATTTAATTAAATGATCAGGCAATTTCCTGATCAGGTAATTACCTAGTAGATGTTTCACGTGGAACAATATGAATATAGATCCAAACCTTTTAAGTAAGGTTCCAAACCTTCCTTTAGAAGAGCAAACTGAAATTAAAAGACTTCTTGATGATCTGGATTCGGCCAAGAAGCGTGAGAATGCACAGAATACCTACATGGGCTTTGTTAAGGAAATGTGGCCAGCCTTTATAGAAGGTAGGCATCATCAGATCATGGCTGATGCGTTTGAAAAGATTGCTAGGGGCGAACTGAAGCGGTTGATAGTGAATATGCCGCCAAGACATACCAAGTCAGAGTTTGCCTCTTATCTGTTACCTGCATGGTTTCTGGGACAGTTCCCAGAGAAAAAGATTATACAGACGGCACACACTGCCGAATTATCTGTAGGGTTCGGGCGAAAGGTTCGTAACCTAGTAGATAGTGAAGATTTCAAAAAGGTTTTCCCGAAGCTGGCATTGAGGGCTGACTCCAAGGCTGCGGGACGATGGAGTACCGATTCGGGTGGCGAATACTTTGCTATCGGGGTCGGTGGTGCGGTAACAGGTAAAGGCGCGGATCTTCTTATAATTGATGATCCCCATAGTGAGCAGGAAGGACAAAGCGCAGACCCTTCGGTATTTGACCGAACCTACGACTGGTACACATCTGGCCCTCGCCAGCGACTACAACCCGGTGGTGCTATTGTGATTGTGATGACACGATGGCACATGAGAGATTTAACGGGAAAGATTATTAAGTCCTCCACTCAAAGAGAAGGAATGGATGAGTGGGAGATAATAGAATTTCCAGCAATTATGCCGTCAGGGAAAGCCCTGTGGCCTGAATTCTGGAGCCTCGCGGAACTAACCGCGCTTCAATCCGAACTACCCGCTCCTAAATGGAACGCACAGTACCAGCAAAACCCAACCGCCGAAGAAGGCGCACTTGTGAAACGCGAATGGTGGAAGAGATGGGAATATGATGACCCGCCTTCCTGCGAATTCGTAATACAGTCTTGGGATACCGCATTTCTCAAGACACAACGGGCAGACTATTCTGCTTGCACAACATGGGGTGTGTTCTACCTTCCTAATGATGATGGCTTGACCGTCCCCAATGTTATTCTCCTTGATGCCTATAAAGAACGTCTGGAGTTCCCAGAACTCAAAAAGACCGCCTTTAGGATGTGGCAGGAAGTGCAACCCGATGCGTTTATCGTGGAGGGAAAGGCGGCAGGTATGCCGTTGATATTTGAGTTACGGGCAATGGGCATTCCTGTATCGGAATACACCCCTTCCCGTGGCAACGACAAGATAGCCAGAGTGAATGCGGTAGCAGATTTATTTGCTTCAGGCACAGTCTGGTGTCCAGAGACACGGTTTGCAGAGGAAGTAATCGAGGAATTTGCATCTTTCCCAGCAGGGGAGCATGACGATCTGGTTGACTCATCCACGCAAGCCCTATTGAGATTCAGGCAGGGCGGTTTTGTTAGTCTTCATTCTGACGAGGAAGACGAGCCTATATATAGGAAGGCGGTGAGTTATTACTAATGTCGGTTATAGATGCGAAGGATGTCGCGGCAGAACTAAGCGCACACGAGCGTGAATGCGCCTTGCGATACGAACATATTCAGGAACGTCTTAAATCGGGTGAGCAGAGGTTCAACCGACTTGAGGCGATGATCTGGGGGATTTACATTATTCTTATTTCCTCCACGGCAATACCCCATATTTTAAATTAAAGGAATATCCAATGCCTAGTTATTTTGATTCAGCGGCACATAAAGATCCTCATAAAACCAAAAAGGTTGAGTATAAAACGTCTGCTGGCGGCTACAAAAAAGGCGGCAAGGTAAAAGCAGCCAAGACACTGGGGAACTTTGTTTCCTCTGGCGCACCTATTGTCAAGCCCACTACTGCGAGAGGCTCAGGCGCGGCAAGAAGACAGCTTTTCAGGAAGAATGGTTAACAGGGAAAAGCTTAAAGCCCTTGTTAAGCGTGGCGCAGCAGTAGTTAAGAAAGCCATGACAATAAGGGATAACGCGGTTGTTTATATTTCCCCAGAAGACGGAAAAAAGAAAATGCGTAAAAGAAGCCTTTCTCTTCAAGCCGCTTTTGAGAAAGAAAAGAAGTCTCAGGGAAAAAGGAGAAAATAATCATGGGATTACCAGCACTAGGAGCAGCAGCACTGCTTCTTCGTTCAAAAGGAGCAAGAGAAGCCATAATAAAATACGGCAAAAAAGCAGTTGATGAGGCAAAAAAACAGCTTAAAGAAAGAGACAAAGCCGTAAGCAAAGGGGCAAAAGAAGTCATACAGAAAGACCCTGTTGCTTTAAAAGCAAGATCAAAGGTTAAGCAAGAAATCAGCGATAAGGCATTTGATCAAATGCAAGCTAATAAAGTAAGGAGCAAAGTCGAAGGAAGGGCAAGAGCCAGAAACAAGGAGGCAGATATTTTTGCTGAACCTAAAGTAGAAGTTCCTTTAAAGCTTAAAAAAGGTGGAAAAGTTTCTAGCTGGCAAGATCACGTTAAATCAAAATACGGCAAATAATATATGGCAGTCGATAAGGCTCAAACGCCCTTTATGCAGGAACTTATGCCTGAAGGGGACGAGCCGCTTGAAATAGAGATCGTTAATCCAGAATCTGTCTCGATAGGGACGGAAGATGGTGGGGTATTGATTGATTTTGACCCTGACAACCCGATGACGGGTGGCACTAACCACGACTCTAACCTAGCCAATTTCATGGAAGACAAGGATCTTCAGATTCTTGCTTCGGAACTGGTATCGGCATATGTAGCAGACAAGGATAGCCGATCAGACTGGGAACAGGCATATATACAGGGTCTGGATCTTCTGGGTCTCAAGTTTGAAGACCGCACCACTCCTTGGGATGGAGCGTGTGGTGTATTCCATCCTATGCTCTCAGAAGCAGTGGTTCGCTTTCAAGCTCAGACTATACAGGAAATCTACCCAGCGGCAGGGCCAGTAAAGACGCAGATTGTAGGGTCTCTGACCAATGAAAAGGTATCTCAGGCAAACAGGGTTCAAGACTATCTGAATTACCTGATTACCGAAAGAATGACAGAATACAGGACGGAGACAGAAAAACTTCTGTTTTCTCTCCCGATAGCAGGTTCTGCCTTTAGAAAGGTGTATTACGATCCGAACATGGGCAGACCTTGCGCCATGTTTGTCCCAGCAGAAGACTTTGTAGTCAGTTACGGGGCATCAGATCTGGAAACCTGTGAACGTGCCACGCACGTTATGAAGAAAACATCTAATGAAATACGCAAATTACAGGTGGCAGGATTCTATGCAGATGTAGATCTTTCCCAGCCAGAGCCTGATATCAGCGAAATAGAAGAAAAGTACAACCGATTAACAGGTGATTCAGACAATTATGAGTTTGATCATCGACACACCTTGCTTGAGATGCATGTACATATTGACCTTGCAGGGTTTGAAGACAGGGAAGGAGGGGAGTTAACAGGAATCGGCCTCCCTTATGTCATCACGGTAGAGAAGTCTTCAAGAAAGATATTATCAATCAGGCGCAACTGGTATCAAGACGATCCCCAGAAGATGCCCAGACAGCACTTTGTACACTACCAATACTTACCGGGGTTCGGTTTTTACGGCTTCGGGCTAGTTCATATGATTGGTGGACTGTCTAAATCAGCCACTTCATTATTAAGGCAGCTAGTTGATGCAGGAACTCTGGCTAATCTTCCCGGTGGCTTGAAGTCTAGGGGACTTAAAATCAAGGGTGATGACACCCCGATCATGCCCGGTGAATTTCGGGATGTGGATGTCCCCGGTGGTGCGATACGGGATAACATCTCTTTCCTCCCTTATAAAGAGCCTTCTAACGTCCTGTATCAGCTTCTGGGCGATATTGTCAATGAAGGGCGTAGATTTGCATCAGCAGCGGATGTAAAGGCAGCAGACATCAATGGAGAGGCTCCAGTAGGAACCACTCTGGCAGTATTAGAGAGAGAAATGAAGGTGTTGAGCGCAGTACAGGCGCGAGTTCACCATGCTGTCGGTGTCGAACTTAAAATTCTGGCAGAAATTGTCAGGGATCATGGCCCAGACACCTATCCTTATGAGTTAACAGAAGACCCTCTAGCCTCTGAGGACTTTGATGACCGTGTAGATATCATTCCAGTCAGCGATCCTAACTCTGGAACGATGGCACAACGGATCATGCAGTACCAAGCGGCACTACAACTGGCGGCTCAAGCCCCACAGATGTACGATTTACCACTTTTGCACCGCCAGATGCTGGAAATTCTGGGAATTCGGGACGCAGACAAGATTGTTCCGATAGAAAATGACATTCTGCCTACCGATCCAGTGACAGAAAACATGAAACTGGTGACAGGAGAGCCTGTTAAGGCGTTTTTGTACCAAGATCACGAGGCACATATCCTCACACACACCGCTGGAATGGAAGATCCACGGATTATGGAGGTTATGTCAAAGAATCCCAACGCAAAAACAGTTATGGCAGCGAGTCAGGCGCATATTGCGGAGCATTTGGGCTTTGCGTACCGTCAACAGATCGAAAAAGAGCTTGGTGTGCCTCTACCACCGCCTAATGAGCCTCTCCCAGAGGACATTGAGCTTAGAATTTCGCAGTTAGTAGCCCCAGCCGCTGCACAATTGACTGGAAAAGCCCAGCAACAGGCTGCTGCGGAGAAGAATGCAGAACAACAGCAAGACCCTGTGATACAGATGCAACAGAAAGAGCTTCAGATCAAGGAACAGGAAGCAATGGCTAAAGCACAGGCTGAAATGGCTAAAATACAGCTAGATTTGCAGAAAAATCAGCAAAAAACCGCCCTAGATATAGAGAAAATGAACCTTCAGGAACGCCTTGAAGAGCAAAAACTCCAAGGAAAACTGGCTTCTGATGTATTAAAAGAGAAAGAAATAGAGTCAAGAGAAGCAATTGAAGGAGTAAAAATAGGTATAGACATGGCGCAAAAAATAATAGACAATTCTAATGAGTGACAAGTTAGCAGTAAACGCATTGCAGGTTTTACGGGAGGAAATCCGTAAACAGATGAACGAAATGGCAGATCATATTTCGGGCGGTGGCTGCAAGGATTTTGGTGAATACCAGCACTGTACAGGCATTATTAAAGGCTTTGCAGTTGCAGAAAGGGAACTCCTCGATCTGGATCAACGAATCGAGGGAGGATAGTTTCTCCGCATAAGGCGGTGCAAGGTGACTCTGGACACCCACATCCAGTGCAAGAGAGAGTATTATGGAAGCAGTAAAAACGGTTGAGGAGACAGAAACAGATGTCGCGCATCAACTGCCCAAACCAACAGGTTATAAATTACTCATAGCCCTACCTGAGCCTGACGAGAAAACAGAAGGCGGCATACTTAAAGCGAAACAGACTCTCCAGTTGGAAGAGATTGGTTCCATATGCGGCTTTGTGATGGCAATCGGCCCAGACGCTTACCAAGACAAAAAACGCTTCCCTAACGGAGCGTATTGTAAGGAAGGCGAATGGATACTGATGAGATCTTATTCTGGAACTCGTTTCAAGATTCACGGCAAGGAATTTCGTCTAATCAATGATGACAGTGTTGAAGCTGTTGTTGACGATCCTAGGGGGATTATAAAGGCATGAGCGAAGAAGCAATAGCAGAAAACGAAGACCCGAAAACTTCCTTTGAGGAGAAATTTCTGGGTGTACGCACAAAGATCGGCAAAAGTGCCGAAGAAGACGCTCCAGATGTGGAGATTGTGGATGACCGGCCTCCTGAAGACCAGAGACCTCCACAAAAAGCTGAAGCCAATGAAGAGTCCGAAGAGGACGAGCTTGCTGGTTACAGCGATAAAGTCAAAAAGCGTATTAACAAGTTACGTTACCAACAGCATGAAGAGCGTAGGCAGCGAGAAGCTGCTGAAAAAATGCGTGAAGAAGCTGTTCGTGTAGCACAAAGCTTGCAACAGCAAAACCAGCAATATCAGGATGTGATTCGCAATGGCGAAGCCATGTTGGTGACCCAGATCAAGGATCGGGCAGCGTTAGCGGTAGAGAAAGCAAAAACGCAATATGCCACTGCTTATGAAGCAGGGGAAACCGACAAGGTAATAGAGGCACAAGATGCGCTTATTTCTGCTCAATCAGAACTGAGAGAAGCCAATAATCAGGCTTCAGCAGTAGAGCAGAGACAAAAGCAGTATCAGGAATACATACAGTCGATGGGGCAAAACCCCCAGCAACAGCAGTATGCGCCACCGCCTCAACAACCTGTGCAACAACAGTCCCAAGCTCCGAAACCTACAGAAAAGGCATCGGAATGGGCGAAAGACAATCCGTGGTTTGGAAATCCAGAACATAAGGAAATGACAGCCTTGGCGTATGGTGTTCACGAAAAACTGATCACCAATGAAGGCTTTGATCCAAACTCGGATGAATACTTTGAAGCAATTAACACAACAATGCGATCAAAGTTCCCAGAATACTTCGGTGAAGACGGTGGTGAAGGACAAGCCCCCTCATCTTCCCGAAAGGCTTCCACGGTAGTCGCACCCTCCTCAAGGAGCAATGGTGCAAAACCGCGCAAAGTGAGGTTAACGTCCACCCAAGTAAAACTCGCCAAAAGACTTGGGTTAACAAGTGAACAATATGCCAAGCAACTCATACGAGAAGGGGTTTAAACATGGCTGAAGAGCGCACACCACGGTCTGTAGAAGACCGACAAGCTGAAGAAAGACCAAGTGATTCATGGATTCCTCCATCAACACTTCCAACTCCCGACCCGCAAGAAGGGTGGGTATTTCGCTGGATAAGAACAGCGACCCTAGGAAAAGCAGACAATACTAATGTCTCGCAGAAATTTAGGGAAGGTTGGACACCTTGTAAGGAGGAAGATCATCCAGAACTTCAGGTAATGACCGATGTTGGCTCCCGATTTGAAGGGAACATCGAGATAGGCGGCCTTTTGCTTTGCAAGGCTCCTGAAGAAGAGATGAAAAAGCGTGAGGCATATTATCAAAAAGCCGCATCGCAACAAATGGAATCAGTTGATCACAGCTTTATGAAAGAGAATGATCCGCGAATGCCTTTGTTAAATCCAGAGCGTACATCGCGCACAACCTTTGGACGGGGATAGCGTAAACTCGCTTTCTCCATAATTTTAATGTAGCAATGGAGAAATATTATGGCTACTTCAGCAACCCCTAGCGGTGCAGAGCCAGTAGGAGGTCTTTCCTCTTGCGGTTCTTTTACTGGCAAGGTTCGCCACTTGAAAGTGACTAATTCCTATGGAACTAGCATTTTTTATGGTGATTTCCTAAAGCTGGCGAGTACGGGTACGGTTGAAAAAGATACGGGTACTTCAACTTTAACACCTATTGGTGTATTTATGGGATGCTCGTATACTGACCCTACTACCAGTCAGAAGACGTTTTCACAGATGTGGACTGCTTCTACAACAGCAACAGACATCATGGCTTATGTCCTTGATGATCCTGATGTTGTTATGAGAATGCAGGGCGATGGTTCACTTGCCCAGACCGCTCTTGGAAACAACGTGGCAGTAATTCAAACTGCTGGTTCTACCACAATTGGTCGCAGCAAAAATGCTGTGGATGCATCAACAGCGGCAACAACAAACACTTTGCCTTTGCGTGTTATTGAGTTTGTTGACGGCCCAACCAGTACAGTTGGCGATACTTATACAGATGTTCTCGTGGCGTTTAACGCTGGGATGCACCTGTATCGTAACGCGACTGGAATATAGGAGATCTGAGAAATGGCTATTTCAAGAGCGCAGATGCTCAAGGAACTCCTACCGGGTCTTAACGCCCTGTTTGGTCTTGAGTACGAAAAGTACGAAGACGAGCATACCATGATGTATGAGACTGAAGCTTCAGACAGATCGTTTGAAGAAGAAGTCAAGTTGTCAGGTTTCGGTTCAGCACCAGTCAAGCCTGAAGGCTCTGCCATCAGCTATGATTCGGCACAAGAATCGTTTACCGCTCGTTACAACCATGAAACAATTGCACTTGGTTTCAGCATTACAGAAGAAGCAATGGAGGATAACCTCTATGATTCCCTGTCTGCCCGATATACCAAGGCACTGGCTCGTGGTATGGCTTACACTAAGCAAGTTAAAGCGGCTTATCCGTTCAACAACGGTTTCACCAATAGCTATCAGTCTGGTGACGGGGTTAACCTGTTCACTGCGGATGGTGATGGTGTAACTGGTGGTGACGGTCACCCACTTGTAAGTGGAGGCAAAAACAGTAACCGTCCTGCGACAGCAGCAGACTTGAATGAAACCTCTCTGGAAAACTCAGTAATTAACATTGCTGCGTTTACCGATGAGCGTGGACTTCTTATTGCGGCTCGTCCCAGACGACTGGTTGTTCCACCTGCGTTGCAGTTTGTTGCGACTCGACTGCTAGAATCATCAGGCCGTCCGTCTTCAGCAGACAACGACATCAACGCAATCAGGAATAATGGTTCAATTCCTGAAGGCTACTTTGTCAATCATTATTTGACTGACAGTAATGCGTTCTTTATCGTCACCGATGTTCCTAACGGAATGAAGCACTTTGAGCGTACTGCGCTTGAAACTTCAATGGATGGCGACTTTGATACGGGCAATGTCCGTTACAAGGCTAGAGAGCGTTATAGCTTTGGTGTGTCAGACCCTCTTGGCGTGTACGGCTCTCCCGGTACGTCATAACACTCAGGGGGGCTTTGCCCCCCTTTTTTTCAAGAATTCTTATCTGGGATAAAATAGCTGCAACGACCAGCCCAGTGGACGTTACGAAGACGTTGTAGCGAATCCTTTCGTAAAGAGGTAACTCAAAATGTCGAATACGACTTTCAATGGCCCAGTCCGTTCAGAGAATGGATTTGAGCAAATTAGCATAGCGTCTGGTACAGGCACTGTGACTACCAATCTGGATGTAGATACTAGCGGAAATGTAACCACTACTGGATATGTCTCTTCCTACGACAACATTGTTGATATTACAGATGCTACCTATACAGTAGCTTCTACTCAGTCAGGTGCTGTCTTCACTCTAAATCGAGCTGCTGGTATTGTTGTAACTCTACCTACTGCGGCTGCTGGTTTACAATATACCTTTATTGTTGGAACCACCTTTAGTGGTGCGGGTCAGATCAATACCCAAAACACCAGTGATCTGTATTCTGGCTTTGCACATATTTTTGATCCAGCAACTGCTACAGATATGAATACCTTCATTCCTGATGCATCCAATGACGACACAATCGACCTTGGAACGGCTGCTCAAGGCTGGCTGGTTGGCGGTATTATTCGCCTCAAGGCTACCACGGCTGCGGTGTGGCATTGTGAAGCATTCCTACATGGCGATGGCACATTAGCCACTCCATTTGAATAAGAGGAGATAGAAGATGGCAGATGCAGTAACTTCGCAAACCATTGAAGATGGCCCTAGAAATTGCGTGATGAAGTTCACCAATATCAGTGATGGGACAGGCGAAAGCGATGTCGCAAAAGTTGATGTGT